TGCCACGATACCCAGGGAGCAAAGAAAACTCGATAGCGGTCATCCTCGTGCCCTGTTATCTTGATGTTATTGACTAAAAGCCCATTTCCTCCCATATTGTCACAAATGGTAAAAGAGTAAGACAAGGAATCACAATGGCCAAAAGTAAATATGACTGGCAAGCTATAGAGCTTCACTACATGACAACGGGAATGTCATTCACCGATACGGCAAAGGCTTTCGGCGTTCCTATTAACTCTGTCATTCAACGATCCAAACGGAAGCAATGGAAAACTCCAGGCAATGCTGTCAGGAAGATTGAAGAGGGGAAGAGGGAATTGCAAGAGCTCCGGCCTGAGATTGTCACACTCGATCCTGTTCAAGCTGTTAAAGCAACTATCGAGGAACAAAGGGACAAATTCATCGGCGGTATCTCATCTGGCCTATCTCGCGCCGCTGAAGAGATAGGGAGGATGGACGCTGGTGCAATCATAGCTGGGTCTCGTGAGATCAAGTCTCTAACCGATGCTGGAAGGGTTATCTACAACTTAGGAGGCGAAACTTCATCAGCATCCGTGTCGATTAACCTCCTAAACATGGACGCAAGTATGTTAGCAGGGCAAGTGAAGGTATCTCCATCTCTGTAGGATTGCCATAGCATCAGATAATACAGAACATAAATAGTTCTGTTAGTATCCGGTAGCCTAGTAATTCAAAGCATTCTTTTTTTCTGTGGGTAGGGTGACGGGCACCCCCCTCGACGCGAGAAGTTTTGCCGTCGTTTCCGCGAGAAAACCTCTATACAAATTTTCCTAAAAATCCCCAAGTGACAGAACAGAGTTCTGCAACCTAAAGGTTGTGACAAATCCTATCGGGTATAATCTGGTGTCTTAACTGGCAAAATGTTCCCTATCGGGGTTATTATTGTTTGCGCTCGTAGACTTTTATTGGATGTGAATGATCGGCAACATTCCTGAAAGAAAAACTACCCACTTTTTCTGACAAGATCGGCATGCGTCATGCGTTACTACTTATTGATAGTTAACGACTTATACTACTCCTGAATGGTAGGGTGGTTCCCGTCCTTCTCCGAGGGACACATTCACCGAGATCTGTCCTTCCTAAAAGGATAGAAACTTTATTTTCTCTTCTTCTGATACGCAGGAGGATGCGCTCTCCCATAAAGGGATAGCGTTCTTATCTCATCTGGGAGGATCTGCGTGTGAATACGGAGGCGCAGAGAGTATTCTGGGTCTAGTTGACCTGCTATGGTTCCGCAATCTTGACCTTGTTCTATGAGGTAGATTGCTTGAGATAGGAGGGAAGATTGATTTCCGTGGTAGTTAGTTTTCATATCAGTTTTCATTATAGTCTAAAGATATGTTTATGATTTGTACATGATTGAGATGATATGTCGATAAAATCTTGTTTTCTATACATATCAATTGCGCACGGCTGGCTTGGGGCCGCCGCGCTTGATGAATTGGATGTGTTATGATACAGGCTCCTGCGGAGGGCATAAGAAGCCCTATGTTAAAATAGAGCTTCCGATCCCCCTCGGCTTTAGAACGACCTATGGAGCCTTACCTGACTTGGTGGGTTGGGGATAGAAGGAGTCTTTTCGCGGGGACTCTCATTATTAAAGCTGGGCGGCGGTCTCCAGCTTCTAACCTTCGTGGGAGGCCCGTCTCATACGATCTCCTGCCACTACACCAGATCAGTCATCCTGTGAGTGATCTGCTTGCAAGGTAGGACATGAATGAGGTAGTGTCAAGCCGTGAAGATTCTTGATAATGGAATAGCTGTGATTGAGGGAGACACGCATATCTCCCGTTGGGTGGAGATGGAGGGGAGACTTGATCATGACCAGAACTCATTGCCGATCATCCTTGAGCATATCAAGGAGGGGGATTGGGTGGTGGATGGGGGAGCCTTTATAGGCGACCACACTAAAGCCTATAAGGACAAAGTGGGTGATTTGGGGATGGTGTTTGCCTTTGAGCCTAATCCTGCGGCGTTCCAATGCTTGATTCACAACTGCCCTCATGTGCAAGCCTTCAATTACGGGCTTTGTAGCCACGGAGGAGAGGCTTTCCTTGAGACTTGTGAGAATGTAGGGGCTAGTTCAATCGGAGCGTCTGGAGAGGCTATAAAGCTCATGTGCTTGGATGAATTGAACCTGGATAGATTGGATTTCATCAAGTTGGATGTGGAGGGGTATGAATTGAGGGCATTAGAGGGAGCAATCAATATTATTGATAAGTTCAGACCTAAAATGTGGATTGAGGTGAATAGGTTTGCCCTTGAGAGGCATGGTAGTAGTGCTGTTGATTTATTAAATGCAGTTATTGCTATGGGGTATGATTTCACTTCATATCCAGAAGAGGGCGGTGATCAATACGATCTTCTCTGTATACCATGCAAGTAGACATATTTATTCGTAGCTGGCACGGCGATTTTAATTGGCTTGAGTATTGCTTGAGATCAATCAAGAAGTATGCTCGTGGATTTGGTAAGACTCATATCTGCATCAATGCCGATGATTATCCTTTATTGCCGTCTTGTGACGCAGAGGTTCATCTAGTGTCGGCTTGGCCCGATGGATATATCCAGCAACAGAATGACAAGCTCCATGCTGATTGGTATTGCAGGAGTCCCTATATCTTGGTGATGGATAGTGATTGCGTGTTCATTAGGGATGTGACTCCCGAATGCTTTTTTCGTGAGGGGAACCCTATTTGGTTGTATGAGGATGTGCCGCATGATCAGAGTCCTTGGTATCCCATCACTCAGGAGGCAATTAAATCTATGCCTGAGTTTGAGTTTATGAGGAGGCATCCGTTTGTATTCTCCCGGCAATCGCTTCGAGACTTTAGGGACTTCATGTTTAACTGCCATCAAGAGGATCTATCACAATGGCTCAAGAAGCGGCCTAAGGGGCGTTTTAGCGAGTTTAATGCGTTTGGGGCTTGGGCGTATCGGAATTACTATCGCCACTTCACCTGGCTCCATCCTCGTGAGATGGAGACGTATGTGAGGCAATCTTGGTCGTGGGGCGGGTTGTCTTTAGAAATAAAAGAGGAACTAGAAAAGATCCTAGCCTAGATTTCAAACATGGGGTAGAAGGGAGGTGCATGGCAAAGAAGCGCACAACCAAGCCGGTTAAGGCAATCTCCATTAAGGAGGAAAAGCGTGTTGAACAGGCTATGCAACAACTTCGTAGTCTGGCGGCAGAGTTCTTTGATGTGGGGGTTATTCTGCTTTCCAAAGAGATAGAGGGTAAAACTTTGTTTCACTATTGCCAATTTGGAAATGAGTTTGCCGTGAAGGGGATTGTAAATAACTATGTGGATAACATCATGGAAGATTCCAATTTAGATTGGGATGGCGAATGGGCTGATGATGAGGAAGACGGCGGTAATAATTGGAAAAAGGAAGAATTATAAATCAGTTGACTTGATTTAGGATAGTGAGGTAATTATTAGCCGATCATGGCTTCCCTTACCTTCGCACAGGCTAAATCCCTTTTTGCTTCGTTTATTACGAGCCAAGGGCCGTCTGATCCAGAGGTGGGTAGGGCAATCAACTTTGTAAATGAGAGGTTTATTTCCTCTGGGCAATGGAGGGGGAATAGGTTCATTTATTCCTTCACGGTGAGCCAGGATGTGGCCGGTAATAATTACTTTGATACTACTGCCGGGATTGAATCGGTATTGAAAGTGCTGGCTGTTGATCCCGACTATCTGACTGGTGAACTTGGCGATGTGATGCCTGATTGGTATCCTTTTGATGAAGGCAGCCTTGGTTGGCTTCCTCCAAATTATGTGGGAGACTTGCAGATTGTCAGGCAAGGTAATGTGCCAGCTAGTCCGCTTCCATCGGGAGCCACGGCAGATACGCAACGCTATCGCGTCTTGGGCAAGGTTCCAGAGAACCGCACCATGTATTGCATTGTGCGGAGAGGGTATGTGCCGCTGGTTAATTCCAATGATTTGCTCATTCCTTCCAATCGAAATGCTTATCGGTATGGGATGCAAGCCTTCAATTACGAGAACATCAATGAGCTAGAAAGGGCGCAAGTCTATTGGGACTATGCTTTTAAATGCCTCAATGATGAGACGGCTAGCTTTGAGGATGGCGAGTTGGCTCAGATTCAAATTCAAACCAAGGCATTCGCCCCCAGCATCATGCAGAACCTAGTCTAATTATGGCTGACCTCTTCAAATACCCAACTGGTTTTTCCTCCATGCTTCAGTCAGCAATGATTGCTCCGACCACGGATGATTTTACAAAAGCTGGATGGACTGAATCTGAGGGGCAAGATTATCTTTCCTCTATGTTTGGGGATATGTCTTCAACTGCCCAGCAGGGAGTTGTGACTACTCCACAAAACACGGCTCAAGCCAGCAAAAAGCAGTCTAACTACATCCAAGACGCTCACGATGCCGTGATGGATTTAATGAAAGGCGGCAAAGCTATTCTTCGTTCCTTTGTTGAACCAGAGACGGGTAGTGGTAAAACAAGCGGACTTGATCTTACTCCTTACAATAGGGTTGAACGCGACATCCGAGGAAACATTATTGGATTGTCAGGAAGGATGCAGTATGATCCTATTAGTGGTGCTTCTGTTGGTAAAATTGCCCCTGATTGGCAAGCAAAACAAAAAGGAGTTTCTGAAACAGGAGAAGCTGGCCCACAAGAATCAGAACAATCAAAGGCAAATAGGGCCGCATTCCTTCAATCAAAATTACAGCAAGGGGCAAATGTAGTTGCTGAAATTAAAGCAGGAAGAGAGGCGGCTGGGTTTGATCCAGAGACGGGAGTTTGGTCGCCACAAGATCAAGGAGTTGACAATACTTACCAAATAAAAAATGCTGCTATTAAACAAACTGCATTAAATAAATCAATTCAACAAGCATATTCAGATAAGACAAATTTGTATGGTCAGGCATATCAAGGAATGCCAACTAAAGGTAAAACAATTTTTGGTGAGCATGGTTATGTTCAATCTTATCCAGCAAGTCAATCTAGCACATCATCTTCTAGAGCTTTTACAAAAGGTTTAACGGAAGCCGAATTAAAAAAATCTAAACAACAACAAACATAATATGGCTACAGGATCACAATCTGCCGCAATGATGTTTAGAGTCCCAAGCTCTCGCGGAGAAACTACTTATGCCCCTACTGGATATGCCGCCTCATATGCTCAAGGCAAAGGCATCATGGAAATGATTGACTGGCAGGATAAAAAGCGGAGAGAGGCCCTTGAGGAGCAATATGCTCAAAGCAGGGAACAAAGGGCCGTGGAAAGCGAGCGTTTGGCACAAGAACGAGCAAATCGGGAACAAGCTCGCCTTGAGCTTCAAACTCGCCGCCAAGAAGCATACGAATCTCGCAAACAAGCCCGTGAAGATCAATATAATCAAAGACTTGATGATCTTGATAAAGTTGTTGGAACCATTAATGAGATTGACCCAATTCATAAAGATGCTATGGCAATGCTTAATGATGTTAGGTCTAGCCAAGAGTTCCATCGCTTAATGGCAAACCGCGATACTCGTCAGGCTCTTAATGATGCTTGGAAATCAAAGACTGGCGAGATTAAAGACATCATTGGCGGTATTCAACATGAAGCAAAAACCAAATATGGTATTGAAGCTGATATGTCTCAATTTCCTGTGGATGAGAATGGCAATTACGATTTCCAAAAAGGATATAACGAGCATCTCCCAATGATTGCACAACAGATGCAACAGAAGGCACAACAGACATATGAGGCTACAGAGGCTCCAGAAGGAAGGGTTAAGTATGCCGAGTATGATGAATATGGTCGCCCTGTGGCAAAGTTTGTAAAAACACCACCCATCGGTCAGGAGCAGAGAGTTGAAATGGCATCCGATATTGGACTTGTTCCGAGTGGAATATCTGCCAGTGGTCAAGTTACTTACTCAAGGCCAAAAGAAAAAAAACTTTCTCCAATGGAACAGTTAACAAAAATATCTGAAACCGCAAAGTCAACACCAACACCCTTGCCATCCCCTACACCAGAAGCTACAACTGAACCAACAAGATATATTTACGATCCATCAACAGGAGAACTTAAACCTCAATAGTCATGCCATCAGTTGTTTCTGTTCCCAATTTGGGGGATGTTCAATTTCCCGATGGAATGTCAAAAGAGCAAATCTCTTCTGCAATAAAAAACATTTTATCAAAAAAAGGAGGTGAACAAGCAAATGAAGATCAAATCAGGAATCAGCCACAAGCCGACCAAGAAGGCAATGCACGACGAGTATCCGACCAACAAGAGCCGTCTGTCGGATCTCAAGCCAACGTACAAGCCGATGTGCAGTTGCGTCCCCAAGACCAAGGCCAGCGTGAACGCAATGACCAAACCCGTCTAACCAATGAAGGACAAACAAAAGATGCCCAAGGAGGAATCCAAGGGCCGCAAGCAGGGCAAGGCATGGAAGGCCAAGTCCCTGCGAGGAACAAAGAGGAAGTAAAAGCTGGTGGAGTTCGACCCTCCTCCAAGCCAAGCAAAACTTTAGCTGGACTAGGAAGTTTTGCAGAAGGTGCTATAGATTTCCTTGGTGGACTAGGAACGGCAGTTATAGGATCACCAGTTGCGGCGGCCCTTGGAGTTCCTACTGCTGGACTAGGAGCCATTGCTACTGAAGCTGGTTTATTTACTGCTGGATCTTATGGCACGAGAAAAGCTCGTGAGGCAGTTGAAAGGGCATTGGGAATTAAGAAAACAATAGAAGAATCTCAGCAAGCATATCCAGAATACGCTACTGCTGGTCAGATATTGCCCATGGTTGGCATGGGGGCGGCAGGGTTGACCAAACTAGGTCAACAAGCAATTAGTGAAGGAGTTGGAGCCGCCGCTAAAACATTTGGTGCTGGCGTAGCTACTGGTGCGGCATTTGAGCCAATCCGATATGGGGTAGAGACTGTATTGAAGCACATTACTGGTGATGAGGGGGAGGTTGATCCTATCACGGGAAAGAGCGTATTGCTTTCTGGACTAATTGGCGGTGCGGCACATGGTTTAGGAATTGCAAAACTAGAAGAGGAAGGGCTTCCAGAAACAGCTAAAGCGGCGGCTATGGCTGATGCAAGGCAAGCAACTTCTGATATTGTTAGGAATGCTTCAAAAGACCCCAACCCTTCAGCACATGATGCTTTTGAGGAAGCAAAGACTTACATTGAAAATGATGATCCTAAATCTGCCACGGAAGCTCTTAATAGGGGTAAGGAAATCATTGCACAGGAAGAGGGAACTGATTTAGATGTGGCAAGGAATAGAGAAGTGTTGACTACTCACCTTGAAGAGCAAATTAAAAATTTAGAACCAACTACTGAAGCACCCCCTTTAGCCCCAGAGGAGGCGGCTCCATCTTTGCCAAAAGAGGAAGCCCAACCTCCTGTATCGGGTGCTGGAGAAGCCCCTGCTGTAGAACCAACCGCTGAAGCTCCCGTTGAAGCAAAACAAGAAATGGTTCCTACGCCTGGTGTTTTACCTGGAGGCAAAGAACCTCCAACAATGGCTCCTAAAGTAGAATATGAAAAAGGAGTTGCTGAATTACAAAAACTCCGTGGAGACGAAAAAATTTCTCTTATTGACTACCAAAAAGTTCATTCAGATGTAGCGCAAGGCATTGATCCTATTGAGGCGGCACAGAGAGCAGAGAATGAATATCAAGCTCATAAATATGCAGGATCGGAAATGAGCAAGGCTGTAAGCTCTGGCGAGATTCCATCTGGCCCTAAAGCCGCAGAACTTTATAATCAAAAATACAATCAGCGTCTTAACGAATTAAAACCCGCTGAAGCACAACCAACCATACCCAGTGAAGAGCAAGTCAAAGAAACAAGTGGGCTACCTACTCTCAAAGGGGTCGCCCCTGTCGGAGAAGCAAAAGTCAAAGCTGAAGAAGGAACTCCACAGAGGGAAGGTGAAGGTAAAGAAGAAGTAGCAGTCCCAGAGGGAGCGAGAGTTGCCTCTGCCGCATATCTTGCAGAGGATGGTAAAGTTTACGAAGGCTCATCTCATCTTGATGCGATGCAAGCCGCTCGTGATACACCTCGTGAAACTCCAGAGGAAACAAAGGCATGGCAAGAGAAAATGGATGCAGAGATTGCATCCAAGCAAGATCCAGCATCTCGCAACACAAGCGAGTTTGGATTTAAGGTAACGCTACCAGATGGAACTACTCAAGTAACTACCCGTGAGGCGGCAGGAAAGATTGCCAAGCAATCTGGACAGGCTTTAGTGGATAAGTTTGTTCATGGGGATAAAGCACATAGCAATGAGATGCGGATGGATGAATATAACCATCTAGGAGAAAAGCGCGTGTCTCCACAGAAGTTTGCTCAAGATCCCAAAGCCGCAGTTCAAGAAGCAATACCAGAACCAACAGAAGAAGTATTGCAAAAGAATCAGATGACTCGTCCTGACGCTGAAGCGTTGGGAATTACGCCAAAAGGAACAGCGCAAGCTAATTTCTTAATTGATTCAGTTAAGAGCAAGGTTGAAGAGATCGGTGATGCTATTAAATATCGCGGAAAGAACATCAAAGATTTACGCAAGGCTGGAGTTGAAGATGAAGCAAATCAACACGCCTCTGCTCGCATTTATGTTCCAGTTCATGTAGAGGAACTTATTGGAAGGGTTTTTGGAGAAACCAAAGATATTGAGAAGATGCGTCCCACTATGGATATTCTTGTTAAAGACGATATTGTTGGTGGCTACGAAGATATTATTAAACAAGTTAATGATCTTGAAGCAGAGAAGGCTCAGGCACAATCAGAAGGCCGTCCCACAAAAGCAATTCAAAACAAGATTGATTCTCTATCTCAACGAGGACGTGACATTGAAGAAGCTCATCCTATTGAGCAATACAAGCAAGAGATTGATAATGCCTCTCCAGAAATTCAAGGCAACATTGAACGATGGAAACGCCATGTAGTTCCAGATATGGATTCGCTTTACAACGAGCTAAAGAATGTTGATCCAGCTACAGAGCGTGAGGGACGAGGCTGGAAATTTGGAGCTAGGTTGAATCTTCTTTCTAAAACCGAAGAAGAGAAGATGACTTCCTATGGAGACTTAGATAAACCAATGCCCCAAGCATCTGTTTCCAATTATCGCAACCCAAATGTAAAGCGCGATAAATTCATGCAGAAGGCTTCTTTCCTTGGAGATTACTCCACAGATCCAGTTGCTATTCTTACAAACTCACTTGCATCTAGGTGGAATGAAGTTACAAAAATTCGATTCTATAAAGCACTAGAAGATAAAGGAGTTGGGAAGATTGTTTCCGCAGGGGAGGAAGCACCAGCTATGATTGGTGGAAAAGAAGTTGTAAGGCTTCCAATTAAATTCCCAGAAACAGATCCCAAGACAGGAATTACTCGTGTTGTTGAACAAAGTCTGTATGTGCAGAAGGGATTAGAAGATTCTGTTAAAAAAATATTGGATGTTGATTCAAGGCCACAACAGAATCCTCTAGCTAAAGCATTTACTGGTATTCAAATATTAGGTGTTGCAGATGCAACTGCTCACTTAAAAAATCTTCAAAACATAACAAGAAATGCACTTGGTCGAGATTCTGCTTGGGCTGATTTAACTGCTAAAATTCCTTTCTTGGGACAAGCTCAATCAGTTAAAGAGATAGCAGATGTAGCTAAAGAAGTTTCTTCTAAGAGCCAGCGTACAATAGACGAGAAGGCATATCTTGCAAAGATCGGAGCGTTGCGTCCATTTTATCCAGCAGAGGGCATTCAGCGTTTTCTTGGGACTCATCAGCTTCTCCATGATGTTGATACTGCAACTCGTATCATTCTTAATCGTCGTTATGATGAACTTATCAAGCGATATGGAGCAGTTGATACCGAATCTGCTAGACGCGATTTCATAAATCAAGTTGGAAACTACAATCGCAGATTGATGGGTCGTTGGGAAACTCTTGCCAGAGATACGGGATTCTCACCATTTATTGTTGCTGGTCGAGCAATGAATCGGTATGCACGAAAGATGATTACTGGAGATCCTGGGTTTCACACAGACAATTTAAAGGGAGCGATTGCGGCAAGGGCTTCTCAAATAAGCGGATTGGCTTTTGCCACGCTCATCCCAGCAATCACAAATATGTTTACTACTGGAACCCCATTCGGTCGCCAGGGAACTCCTATTGGAGCTATTGATTTTGGGCCAAATTACGATACGGAGGATGGAAAACGCCGTACATTTGATGTGTTTGCCCTTACTGGTCTTCGCCGAGGGCTTCGTCAATTTGGAATTGATTCTGCTATTGATGGGACTAGAAGCGGGAAAGATATTCGTGATATTGAGCGAGACATGGCAAATGGGTTTCTTACAACCAAGATGCACCCTTGGATTGGCCCTGCCGTTGGATTAGGTCAAGAGACTCTTACTGGAAAGCGATTTGACCTTCGCACGGGATATTCACAACGATATGAAGCAAGAAAGATTGAAGGGATTGGTCAGTATGCAGAAAACTTTCGTATAGCTTTAAAGCAACTAAACCCATTGCTTTATGGTGTAGCTGGAAAAGGTGTTGAATGGGCAATGAAAGACGTTGGAGGAATACCATATCCCTCTGAAGAACGATCATCTAAAGAAAACATTGGGTTGATTTCCAAAGCAGTTGGTGCGCCTCAAGTGGTTGGAGAAATTGAAGGGGCTTTAGAGAAACCAGTTATGGGGGCAGTTGGATATAAAGAATCGCCATCTGAAGCGATTAAACTTGCAAACTCATTTGGAGAAGCCGTTCAATTCACGCCAGAGCAAGATCAGCGTTTTACTTATCGTCGCCAAATACGAGATGCTTTGTCTAAAGGAAACGTTCAGTCAGCAAGGGATCTTTATCAGCAAGGATTCAATGATGGCATCCTTACAGAGGCAGATAAAAAAACGATTGGCAGATATATTAAATACCCGGACAAGGCGGTTCAAAAATTCCAAATGTTGAAAACAGCGGATGAAGCTGTCAGGGTTTGGAGAGTTGCAACTGCAAAAGAGCAAGATGCTGTTGCTGATGTTGTTGCCAGAAAGATTGTTGGTTCTACAACACTTCGACCAGAAGAAAAAAAGAAACTAATCAACACATTTTTCTCAACGGCAAAACCAGATACAGAAGCATATGAGATTGCCAAACGCAAAAAAAACAAATAGGATCTAATCTTATGGCAACCTCTAAACAGCCCAAGCAACCAGCCTTCCCACATCCTCCCCTAGAGGTGGGAGTGGCTCAATATCCTACGCCTGTAGTTCCCAATTACTACACCAAGGATGGGCATATCATC